CGGTAGGGTCGGCGGCGTCGACCACTACTTGCCAGCAGTAGTTGGGGTTCTCGTCTAGGAGAACGTGGCCGATCGGGTACGTGTTACCTAGTGTCACCGTGGTGGGTGCTGGTTCGATCGGGCCAGACGGTGCCGGTTCGATCGGGCCGGACCCTACGGTTACAGGGTTGCGACGTTGGCGCTCGGCGCTGGTCTCAGGTTTGGGAGCGACTAGTCCGGTCCCGACGATGTCCAGCAAGGCGTCCGCCATGCCTTCCCACATGGCAGGGATGCGCCCATTCTTGCCATTTGTAACTAGTTGGAGGCCGATGCCGCCGCCATCCTCAGCGTTAGGAAACACTTTGATTGCGCCACCGGTCGCAACCGTGGCGAGGATGTAGGGGGTAGCCATCTTGCCCCCCTTAGAGTTAGCCGTGACTAGTTCGGCTGTCGTGATGGTGGGCAATGCGTTGAGTGTTGCTAGTAGTTCCATTGTTGTACCTTTCGTTTGTGCCGTTGTTGGCATACCCCCAATGTAGCACACCCTGAAATTTAGGGGTTTCTGCGCTACAAACCCGTGATTCGTGATCGTATGCGTGTACGCGTGCGCATGTACGCGCGTGGGGGATCGCTGATCGCAGGCGTGGGCCAGTCGCTAAGACGGACTAAACACTAGAGACAGACCGTAAACGAGCAATGGCCCGCACCATCGAAGGATGGTGCGGGCCATGTTGCTAGTCCCAAATGTCGTTGTCGCTAGAAGGATGCCACCAACGTGCATCATGTTCACGAATGTCATCATCAACCCACGATTCCAACCATTCGTTATGTTGCTGCCAGTGTTTCGCTTCGCTAGTTACACCGAACAGATAGCCGACATACATGAATGCGATTGCTAGAACAATCGCAGATAGGTAAAGCCAAATCATCGTGCGATCCTCCCGTGTGAGAGCAACGCAACGTGACCGTCGGCTAGTACCCCAATGTCGTAGCCCATCGTTTCGAGGTAGTTGCCGATCATGTAGCCAACGGCTTTGCCGTTGCAACTAGCACCCGACCAGTCGGCTGTCGCAATCATGGCGCTGATCTCAAAGCAATGACCAGCGAAATCAATAACCTCGTTCACTGTTACGTCTAGTTCGACTAACGCTAACGCTAGGTCATCCATTTGCTCTGGCTCTAGTTGTTCTATCGAACCATCAACCATCGCAGCGTAAGTGTCACGCATTTCGTCTAGTTGTAGGCATGTGTCGTCAATCCATTCGGCTTTACATGACAGATCGTAGATGCCGTCATGGATGTCGTTCTCGTAGCCATGCTGAGTGATGGTTACTTCTGCTAGTGGTAGGCGGACGTCAAAGATCGTGACGTTGTGGCGGACTGCCAGTAGATAACGCATGTTGTTCCTTATGGGTTTAGAGGGGGGCTGATGCCCCCCTCTAGTGATGGTTATGGGTAGATAACAACTACATAATCGGAGTGGATTAGAGGTGCCCACTCAACACCGATACCGAACGTGGCGATGCCGTTGAGGTCATCGAAGATGACCGTAACGCCGTGATGTTTACGCCATTCGTTGAGTGCTGCTAGTTCCGACTGCCAACTGTCGGGATACTGATAACGAACCCACGACTCCAACGTAGGTACGGTTAGTTGGGAAACTTGATCGACGAAAGCGGTACTGATTCCTACCATCAGGCTTCCTCGAAATGGGTAACTTCGACATCGGCACCGTAAGTATCCCAACCAAGGTCGCCTACATTCTGATCGCTAAGCCAATCGTCGATGAAATCCTCTGGATTCTCACCGCCCGGAACCATGACCGATTTATTTGTAGTCATCGTGATCTGGATGGTTACTTCGTATTCGCAATCGAAATGCTCAGACCATTCTTCGGTATCCATCTGCGGGATACCACTTAGGAACTCTTTCTTACCGGCATCGCAACCTTCGTGCCTAATGACCTTGTCGATGAGGTAGGTGTTGGTTTCTGCCATCAATAGGCGATGGCTTTCGCTAGTAGTACGGAACATTCCGGAACGAATCTTGTTGCGATAGTTCTCGTATGCCATCCCGCAAAGGATGTCGTAGATACGCATGAATGCGCTGAAGTAAACGCTGTCGCCTTGGTTAGTCATTGTCATTAGAACGTGATAGCAGTCCATGACGGTCTGGTATTGGGCGGGTTCGACATGGCATAGAACGAACCACTGGTAGTAGTCCATTTGCATCAGGGTATCTAGCCGATCGGAGTAGTTCGACTGGTTGGTGTCGGCTACTCGCACTAGTGATGCCTCAACTTGAGGTTCGATGATGTAGTTACGATCGACGCTGCTTGAGAGCAGCACTAGGAACTGGTTGTCCCTTTCGTAACGGGCGTTGCAATCGTCGAATAGTTCCTGAACTCTTGCGATGCCGGAGTAAAGGTCGCGGTATCCGCTATCGGATGACCGTGATAGGTGGGCGAGGCCTTCTTGGATAGAGGCTCTGGCGTGGTTTGGTATGTGATTGAGATAGTAAGTCATTGTGGTTTGTTCCTTTCCACATGCTGCAACACGGTGTTACAACATGCCTCCAATGTAGCACACCCTGAAATTGCAGGGTTTCTTCCCCCCCTAATTGCGTATCAATGCGTGCGTATTCGTGTGTCACAATCGCGTGCGTGTGCGGGTGTGCGGGTGGGTGTGTGGGTATGTGGGGGGAGGGGGGCAGGGGCGCGCCGAGAAAGGCGTGGCTCGCTGCCAACAGACCGACCACAAACGACAGACCGAGCACCACAAAAACCCCCAGTTTTCAGGGTGTGCTACAGTGTTTGCGTGGTCCAACACCGGGCCACCAACACAACAAGGAACACCAACATGAGCAAAGAAACAATCGAATGGTTGAACGCCAACACTCTCATCGGATACACCGACGAGCACGGCAACGCATGGCATTTCGATGGTGCCAGCGACAACCAATTCACCGGCGCAGTACCCATCGACCGTGTCGCTTCACTATTCGAATGGCAAGCAGAACTTGTAGACGTTTGCTATCCCGATGAGAACGAAGGCGATTTCATTCTGATCCCCGGATACAACGCAGTGATCCACGGAGAATCAAAGCAGGTACTCAACATGGTCGGATCACGCTACGAGATTCACCAATACAACGATTGGCTACTCGAAAACATCCAATCAATCCTTGATGTATCCGCTGGCGATCTCACTATCGGATCGGCTGGCCTACTTAAAGGCGGCGGGCAGGCATGGCTACAAGTACGGCCACCCGAATCAGTGACCATCGGCGGCGACGAAATGGTGCCATGGATTCTTGCCACCACCAGCCACGACGGATCGCTCGCCACCCAATACAAGGGGCAGCGTCAACGTACCGTGTGTGACAACACGCTGGCTATTGCACTAGGTGAGAACACCGCCGAGTTCAAAGTCAAGCACATGCGTGGATCATCAACCCGTCTCGGTGAAGCACGCCAAGCATTGGACATTATCTACACCGCACAAGACGAGTTCGATCAGCAGATCGAACAGATGATGAACACCCCGTTTAGTGAGGATCAGTTCAGAGATTTGAACAACGGTTTGTATCCGTTGGTTCAGCCTGACATTGATGTCGATGGCAAGGTCACTAACCAGCGTGCTATCAATCAGCGTTCACAAACTGTGGCCGATCTCATCCACCTGTGGAACACCGACGAGCGGGTCACCCCATTCAAGAACACACAGTGGGGTGCAATGCAGGCACACAACACATGGTTCCATTGGAACCGTACCCATGGTACTAGCGGCGGCGACGAGACACTAATGAAAGCACGCCAAATGAAGTCCACCATTGACGGGTCTACCGCAGCATACGATGCGAAGGTCCGGCACGCTACCGACTACCTCGTTAGCGCATAACACTACGCACCACTTCGTGGTGCTTCGTTCCCCCCCAACCGTGCGGATAGGGGGAGGGTATGGCATGGCCCTCTGCCCCCCTCTTTCCCCGGTCGGGGATTGCTAGTTGTTATTAACCATCAACCGGAGGTATTTGCTATGGAAGAAATCAACACACCCGCACCTACACAATTAGACCCAACCAAGTTTCAGTCACATGAGCAGTGGGCTGCACCGCTTAACGCATCGCTTCGATCGTCACGCACCGCAACCTACGACCCGCCATCAGACACGGTTAACAAACCTGTTGCGCCAACAGTTCCGCAAGAGTTACTAGACCTAGACACCACACATGCGGTGACACTGGACCTCATTGCGCGAGATGAGAACACGGTGATACTCAAGTCAGCAGACGGCGTGTACCTGATTGCTGATGTGATCGCAGAGTTCCGTCAATGACTGGCACATGTGAGGTAGCGGACTGCGGTAAACCAGCCGACTCGTCATGTAACAACTGCGACATAGAACTGTGCGACACCCACGCTCACACAATTCTGTACAGCAGACAGACATGGTGGGAACCAGAAGACTCCGTCGATTACTGCCCTGATTGTATTGATGACGGGCATAACACGTTCACTAACTATGTGCGCTTACGAGATGGAGGTCCGGGTTGAACGTCACTGCGATCGTAGCCAAACCCACATCGTCAAGCATTGACGATCCACGACAGAAACAAATTGACATTGCTTGGATTGGGCAGCGTGTCACAGCAGACGGACATCTAATCCAATTCGATCCGATGTCACCAGAAATATTAGGACGCCAACTTGTTGACGCCTACTGGCAACACGATGCGAACATCGAACACTGGTGGGACATGTTCATCACAGGTGAACACATCATTGATCCACCTACCAATGATAGCGGTGACGCAGAGTGGGTGTACATCGGAGCGTCCCGATCGTTCATCGTGTTACGCCATCAAGAAGATGGATGGTCTGTCGGTCAATGTCTATGGTCCGACGACCCCGCAACAATTCAGTATCAACTGATTGTGTAACTGAATGTGCCGCCATTGACCATCAACAATGGCGGCACATTCCACCCGTGAAGGAGAGGAACAAGGAGAACCTCACCTCTCTGATCGTATGCTGTAAATCAACTCGTCGTCAATCGTTGACAGAGAGTTGACATCGCTGGTACGCTCGGCGCTCTCTCCCCTCGCTCGGTGTAACCACCACACCATCCACCTTGTAGCCTTGGGACACGGACTTTTTTTTATCTATACCCCGTAGCCCCGTAGCCCAAGGCTACACTTCAACCATTACCCAACCTTGTAGCAAAGGACATCTACCTTGTTTATCAACCAGACCGGGGACGCATACGACCCCACCACCTACGACCCCGACGCTTTCTACACATTAGAAGCCGGAGCAGAAACAATCCGAAGCCGCGTATCCACACGGCTATCACGAACCATCAACGCCATCGTGCAGTCAGGACAATTCCCCCACTACCAAACATCATCCGACTTCATACGCAACGCAGTCATGCACCAGATATACCGAGACTCACAACGCATGACCGACCCCATCCACCGACACAAAGTCGAATCAGAAGTAGAAGAAATGCGTAAGTCGCAAGCAACAATGACCCTCGCAGAAATCATGCGAAGGAATCAGAACGAAGCCAAAGCATTACTGGATGTAGCAGGCGCAACCAACGACCTCAACATTCTTGGCAACGTAAAGATGCGAGCCAAAGAGTTGGTCAAAGATTTGATCGACGAAGAAACTCGCAACAAGTTAGAAGCATTGATAGTCACAGCAAAGACAGACGACCCCACCGGCTACCCGGTGGACTGCTAACCAACCCATCAACTAACCATCAACAGAAAGACAACCATCATGTCAACAGATTTCGAAGGCCAACAAGCATGGCGTGACAGCGTTATCCGTTTATTCCAACGCATGGAAATAGACGGGCTAGTCACATCACAATTCACACTGAGCATCTTGCTTACCACCGTAGAGAAACCGGCAGGGCGACGCCTATCCGATGACAACCTGCGGCTGCTTGAACTAGCGGACAGTCTCACCGATGTCACGTTCTACCCCGGCAAATACAAAGACTCCGGGTACGTCACATTCAAAGCCAAATACGATTGGCTTACCCTGTACTGCACATGCTACGAACCGACAGCAGTGGGCACGTTCACTAAACCTGTTGATCCACCCGCTACCGAATTCATATTCGGTATCAATCAGCCAGATGTGTTACCTCTCCCATCATGGGCAGAGAACGCATTGACCCCGGATGGGGACACGGATGATTGAACCCGGACTCACCGGGTGGAAAGACATGACGTGGGGGGAGCCACTCCCCCCACGTTTTTCTTCTATCCGACATCATCAGTATGTGGCGGTGCAAGAGATCGTTGATGCGTTCAACGATGGGATACCTATGGTTGTGGTCGATGCACCCACCGGATCAGGCAAAACTTTGATTGCCGAATTGGTGCGGCGGGTGCTGGGAGACCGAGGACTTTACGTCTGCAACGGCAAAGACTTACAAGATCAATTCGCCCGCGACTTCAACGCCCCTGTGTTGAAAGGCCGGTCGAACTATCTGACAGTACGAGGCGGATCAGATACCACCGCCGATCAATGCGGCGGCAGGATATGCGGGCTGTGTCCCAGCAAAGCAGACTGCCCCTATGAGCAGGCTAAAGCGCAAGCGATAGCAGGCAACCCGGCTGTGTTGAACACCGCATATTTCTTAGCGGAAACCAACGGGCCGGGACGTATGACGGGCCGTGACCTTGTAGTCATGGACGAATGCGACACGATAGAAACCGAATTGAAAAGATGGGCTGAGTTTCGTGTGTCGCAATGGGCGGTACGCAGGGTAGGTATGGAACTCCCCAAGAAAGGTGTGCATTGGGACACGTTGACGCGTTGGCTATTGGAATATGCGACGACGTTGGAACGATGGGCGGTACGCAACAAGATCAGTACCACCGATCCGCGTGAGGGACGGCAGATCAATGCTCGCATCCACACGATTCGTCGCATGTTTACTAACAGCGACAAAGAGAATTGGGTACGGGTGTATGACAGCGGAGACAGACCCCCAGCCTTAGTGTTGAAACCTGTAACTGTTGACCATCTCGGTGACAGGTACATGTGGAAGTGGGGTACGAACTGGTTGCTGATGTCAGCGACTGTGATTGGTGCCGACCACATGTTGCGGGAGGTGGGTTGGGACCTGCCGTATCACACGGTGCATGTGCCGATGACGTTTCCGGTAGAGAACCGGCAGGTGCTGGTGTTACCTATCGCCAACATGACCCGCAAAGGATATGAGAACGGGGAGTGGGAACGGATGGTACGCGCGGTGGGTGCGGTGATGGACAAGCATCCTGATGAACGGATACTGGTACACACTGTGTCATACAAACTGTCGAACTATTTGCATGAACGACTGGACCAAAAGAGAACACTGACTTACGGCAATAGTGCAGACAGGGCATCTGCGCTGAGCAAATTTCGTCAGAGTACGAACGGAGTCCTACTCGCATCAAGCATGGACAGAGGCGTCGATCTACACGGCGACGAATGCAGAGTACAGATCATAGCCAAACTCCCCTACCCCAACCTCGGTGACCCGCAAGTCAAAGAACGTATGGGTAGAGAAGGCGGTCAACTCTGGTACAACTTGCAAACAATAAGGTCCCTCGTTCAGATGACAGGGCGGGCAGTTCGTTCCGCTGATGACTGGGCTGTGACCTACCTGTTGGATAAACAATTCGTTGCCAACTACAGCAAGTATCAAGGGTACCTACCCGGCTGGTGGAAAGAATCACTAGCCATGGATAAACGCCCATCAGATATTCTTCCCGGTATTAGTTGACCGGGAGTTGAAGTGGCAGTAGAGTGCTGCCACCCGCACAGGAGAAACGCACAGGAGGTGCATGTTATGGCAATCAATTCATTTCAAACAGGTACAGGACTCGTTGACGAATACACACTGAACATCAAAGATGCAGTGTTCGCCTACGACAGCCGAGTACAAGACGGCGAAGTACCCATCCTTCAACTCCACGGAGTGAACAGCGAAACCGGAAACGCCGACGACAGCATTTGGCTGAAGGTCGGAAAGAACTGGGAAATCGTAGACGGTGGCAAAAGCATCAACCACATTGGCACAGGCAAAGCCATGGTCAACCGCCAATCACAGTACGGCAAATGGCTAGACGCATTCCTTGCCGCTGAAGGCGCAAACGAACTCATCGAAATGCGTGGCATGGATGCGTTCGTAGCAGAGTCATGGGTTGGTCTCGCACTCCACGTTGAGCGAGTCGTCAAACGAATCCAGATCAACGGCACCGACGTAGACATGACCGAATGGATCATCCACGAAATCAGCGGAGCCAACATCCCCGACAACACACCCGCCACCGTCATCGTCCCCGACGACGTAGCACCAGCATTGGCATCCATCGCCAAAGCATCAACATCATTCGAAGCGTTCATCGACGCCGCCTACGAAACCGTAGCCACCCTCGTCGATAGCGACTACGAATCACATGTGACCGACGACTCAGCCACCGGCTTCTACGCCACACACAAGGGCTGACAGTCATGGGAACCCGCTACCACTATCAGAAAGTGGACGGGTTGCCGCCGTCAGTAGATAAGCGACGCCGCCCCTCCAAACTCCAAATGATTTTGGAACAGGCCCGCATAGATAACGACGGCAAGTGGGTGCTGGCCGCAACCTACCAGCATGACGAAGGTGCAGCAGCAGCAGGGAAACGATTGAAAGATCGCGACGCTACTAGCGACTGGGAATTTGCAGCCGTCAGATTCACCGACGGACCAGACGTACATTCCCGCCTGTACCTACGAGTCACACCACCGGACACCCCGGACACATAGACCGCAACACAAACCTTTGCCAGTTATCCGGTTTGTGTTGTCAGACATGGGGGGCAGGGAACGGGTTTACTGTTCCTTTCCCCTGACCCTCCCCCCCATGTCACACCCCCCGTGAACAATGGAGAACCATGAACGACGACATCAAATACCATCAAGGCATCGCACGCGGCCACAACATGGCAGGCACCCGCATCGACGGAGGCGGCGACAACCGCCCACCCGTCTATGAAGACAACGGACAGTGGATATATAGGGCAAGTGGTGTCGGCAAACTATGCGAACGATCCCTCTGGTTGGCACGCACAGGACACCAACCATCACCCACACCCAAAACATTACAAACCGCATTCGTGCATTCCGCCAACGGAGAAGACACCGTATGTGCGATGGCCGAAAAAGAATACGAACTACAAATCGTTGACCGGCAAAAAGTAATTGACCTCCCCGTCACCAACCTCGCCCGCGTCAGAGGCAGCATTGATGGCACCGCCGATGGGCGACTCATCGAAATCAAATGTATTCGTTCAGAAGACTGGGCGAAACGTGGACAGGGTATCGACATGTACCCCGGATGGCGTGAACAAGTAAACCTGTACATGCGCGGGTTAGATATGCGTGAAGGCATCTTGTTGATGGGACGCAAAGACTCTGACGGTGTAGTAGACGCAATCAGTTACACCAACTTTGTTTACGAACCACGCATCTACGCAAAGATACGAAACAAAATCTTTGCAGTGGAAACCGCTGCGCTAGACGGCGACCCGATTGACTGCGCTGAAGAACAATGGGGTTGCCCATACTGGCAGTTACACGAAGGGACACGGGTAGAAGTCGAAGAAATCAGCGACCCGCAAGCCAACAACCTCACCACCCAAATTATGAAACTACAAAACCAGAAGAAAAATGTGGAACGTCAAATCGCTGACCTCAAAAAACAGGTAGATATTTGGCGAGACAACCACAACATCGGTGCCGCCGTCATCATCGCAGGCAAAGGTGGACGCTACAAAGTGACGCGTATAGAACCCACCAAAAAAGTTTGGGACGAAACCAAACTTGACAAAGACGGCATCAACATTGATGACTACCGCATGACAATCCCCGGCTCCCCGTACCTACTCATCACCGAAGACAAGGACAACTAACGATGGCACTCATCCAACCACCCGACATCAAAACCCCTGAACGCATCCTGTTGTACGGCGTAGCAGGCACAGGCAAATCCACCGCTGTGCTTTCCATCGCTAAAGCAACCGGCGCAAACGTCACCATCATTGACACCGAACGCGCCCACGAACGGCTACTAGAAACCGAATGGGCAGGACTTACCAACGTCAAAGTCAAAGACGTACGGTTCGACGCAATGGTCAACGACACCACCAACTGGGATGAAATGCTTGGCGCTGTACGCGACTGCATTAAAACAATGAACAAAGGTGACTGGCTAGTCATCGACAGCATCACCCCCACATGGGACGACGTACAAGCATGGTTCACTCAACGCCTATGGGGCGACGACCTAGCCGACTACATGATGGCAGCACGCATCCAAACCCAAGAAGCAGGCAAACGAGGCGGCAGCGCATTCGAAGGATTCACCGACTGGCCCGTCATCAACAAAACATACAACCTGCTATACAACCTGATCCTCAACGCACCCGGCCATGTGCTCCTCACCGCAGAAACCGCCGCTTTGATTGATGAAGGAACAGATAACCAAATCATGTTCGGTGCCCACGGAGTAAAACCCAAAGGCCAGAAACGTCTACCCCACATTCCGCACACCGTCATGCTCACCGGACGGAAACGAACCGGCGAATGGACACTCAGCACAGTCAAAGACCGAGGCCGTCAACCCATCACCGGCACAACAATCAACGACTTCGCAAAAGATTATCTAGGTAACGTATGCGGATGGAAACAAGAAGCCGCGTTCAAAGCCAGAGAAGCCGCCGAATGAAACAGATACTTGTAGTATTCATCGTTGCCGTTGGCGTACTGTGCGGGGGACAGTACGCCAACGCTGCACCCGCCAGCCCCCCTAACCCCTGCGTACAGGGTATCCGACAAGCATGGCCCACCCACCTCCACACATGGGCGATACGCATATCGTGGAGAGAGTCACGCTGGCAACAAACAGCAGTGAACCGTTCCCCACTACGCGCATCAGGATGTATGCAACTACTCCCCATGTACGCACGCCCCTACCTACGCGCCGCACGTTGCACCAACCTACTCAACGGCTACTGCAACACCCGCGCCGCCTACCACCTGTACAAAAAAGCAGGACGCCGCCCATGGGCAACCAGATGACATGCATGTCTCATCGACAGAACCCCACGAATTTCATCAACTAGGCGACGTATCCACCCTCCCCGAAAAATACGGAATGGATTTCCTTTGGTACACCAAAGGATGGTGCGGAGTACAACGCAAAGAAATCAAAGACCTATCCGCTTCGCTACGCGACGGCAGACTCGGCAGAGAAATCGCCCAAATGGAATCTTTGAAACACAAAATGTTGATCGTTGAAGGAATGATCGAACAAGTAGGCGACCAAATTATTTATCGCAACCAACCATTGATGGGCAAAGCCCTCTGGTGGGCGACACTATGGGGCTTACAAGCCAACAACATCAGCATCACCTTCACCCGCAACAAAACCGAAACCGCCGCAGCCGTCCAAGCATACGAACATTGGACCAGTCGCGACACCCACACCGCACTATCCCGCACCCGCAACACCCCTAAAGTCAACAGTTGGGGACAACACACCAACCGCGAATTCCAAATCCATATGCTCACCGGACTACCCGGCGTAGGTAGAGGAACCGCAGAAACCATCATCAACCATTTCGGTCACATGCCCATCAACTGGACAGCAACAGAAGAACAACTATGCGAAATACCGGGGATAGGAAAAACGAAAGCGCAACGAATGTTGAAAGCACTCGGCAACTAATCGAACGAATCTTCGGACCTGTTATGTCAATTCGTCAGGCTGACAATTCAACGCCCGACACAGATACACCATGTCCAGAGGACGAACCGGTTTCACCCCTCGCACATAATCCGAAAGTTTCCTCTCGGACATCCCGGACAAAGCAGCCACATCTCCCACCCGCAACCCTCTGGCTCGAATCATTCGACCAAGAGGCGTAGCAGTAGACACAGGGCGACCACGCCGAGATCGCAACCGTGACAGAGGCACAGTCGGCAACAACTCTGACGGCTCAGGTAACGTACTCATCGGTCAAACAAAAAGTGTTTGAACCAGCGACGCAAATCTTTGGTATCAGGACGGGCAGACACATCAATAGTCATCCCCACATGCACATGATCGACATGCGGATTTACACCCCGATACTGTTGCACACCCTTATCTTCGGTCCAACGCTGCCGATTCCAAATCACTTCGCACACACCACACGCATCAGCAGCATGAATCAAACGAAGAAATAACTCGTCACCAACTTGTTTAGTTGGACACACCCAATCAATACCACGACCCGCCGCGTGCAACGACCATGCCCTGCCGCCACGCACCCGCCGAGAATTATAGATACCACCCGACCGGACACCACGACCCATGTAATGCTCAATCACCACATCAGATAACGCCAACGCACCCGGACGGGGACCCTGAATCGTTTTCGCTTCAACACTCGTAACCCGCTCATACGCTGGCATATCAATCCCCGATCTTTGATTCAACTCTACTCAAACGGTGATGCACCGCAGGCGCGTCACCATTCGGACCCAAGTGATAACGCACATACGCAGTGTGTTCATCCAACTTGTCAGTCAAATCAATGATCTGCCGCTCCACAGGCTCATTGATTTCCCGTTGCAAAAACCGGGACAACGGTTTCCAAATCTTTTCAATCAACACCAGCACCGCAGTCACCGCGACACACACAGCAGCAACATTCAACACACCGGCCAAAAATCCTTCAAACATTTCACTCTTTCCAAGCCTGTAACGATCCAGTAAGTAGATCAAATGTAGACGGTGCCGCGTTCACCGGAGTGAATTTGGCGAACTGTTCAGGGTCCTGTTCACGTTGCGCCAACAACGTATTAACCTGCTCTACCAACGCCGGATAGGCACGCACCGGATCGGTAGACGCTTGACGTACCGCCTCCGACAACGCCTGCCGCCCAGCGTTCTCACGCGCCAACTCTGTTTTAGTTATCTCCTGTGTCACGTTGACAGGACGCACCAACGTAGGGATACCCAACGCACTACCCACCAACCTGTTAGCCGCACCACGATTCGTGCGCGCCAACTCGTTGAACTGCGGATTTACACCCAACAAATTTGTTACCACCTGCGACTGCGGAATCACATTCTCCACTAGCGACTGAGCCAACCCACGTTTCTTCAAAACAAGACGCCCAGTTTTCTCATCAAACTCAGCCGACGGATACAACGACGCTTCACCAGTACGAGGATCAACACCAAACTGTTCAGCCAACGTAGACAACATCGGATTCACCTGACCCATCCAACCTGTCAACGTAAACAAGTTCGCTGTATCCACAAACGGATTCCAACCAGCAAAATTTATTGCCTTACGATTCCCCTGCTCATCTTCTTTACCAGCAATAAACAAATTGTGGATACGTTGCGGCAACGCCGTACCCCAATCCTGCAACTCGCTTCTCGCAAACGCAGCCGTCAACGCTGCACGCGTCGGATGTTCAGCCCCATACCTAAACGCATACCGCATCATGTGCGAAAAAAATCCGTAGAACGGAAACACAAACCGGGCAACAGAACGTTCCCACGGACTCATCATGTCCCAGTTATACGCCCAGCGACGCATCGACGTTTCCGCCATCACCCGCCGCATAGCCAACGTATCCGTCGCCCCACTAGCAGTCTGATACAACCCATCTTTAGACAAAAACCGGCTGATCTCCGGGGTGATAGCACCCACACTTTTATCCAACGTAGACATGTACCCGGCGATACGCGTCGCGTCATCCACCGCAGCGTTCAACCGCACAGAAAAATCTGTGATCTTGTCAAAACCTTTACCAATAGGTTTCCCCCACCGGCCAGCAAGATCAGCAACAGCAGGCAACTTGTCCGCAACAGCGTTACGAACACTCCCCAAACCTTCCTTCGAAATGTCCATAAACATTGCTTGCTCAGCAGCGTTCTGACCCATCGAAGCACGCACATTCCACGGCACATCCACCGACGGCGCAGAACCTTCACGAATCAACTTCGCGTTCTTCCACGCCTCGGGAAAATGTTTCATCCATCCCGTGCCGGACTCCAACGAAGCCAACAACCCGTTACCCAACACGTTATAAATCTGCCAACGAGGCGACAACAACAGTGTTGTAGTACGAAACACACCCATCACCGGGTCCCACACCGCGTTCGGTTTCAACGGCTTACTCAAATCATCCAACATACGCGCCACGTTTTTAGGCACATACATTTCCTGACTTGCTTTAGCAGCACTACCACGCTGACTACCACGCATCTTCACACCAGACGGATACATGTCCTGACCCTTATAATTCAGGTACTGGGAACGATCCATCTTCGCGTAATACTTAGTAATAAAATTGTCTGCGATGGTTTGGCGATCAATTCCTTTACCCGCCCGAGCGTATTCACGATCAATACGATCACGAAACAAATCTTGCAACTCGCTTTTAGAACGAGCAATCGCGTTAATGCCATCACTTTTTTGGCCGTGAAACATGACATCAATAACATGATCTTCGCCACGTTTCACCAAAATTTCCATACCCTGATGCTTCAAAGCCAAAGCCAAATCGCCTTCAGAGGGACGAAAATCTAGGGTACGTTCCTTGAATGCGGTAGGAGGAGAAGCATCCAACGTGATACGCGGATAGTACGCTTTGCCACCCTTACCAACACCAACATGGTGAACAAACAACGGGTCGGCACCCTTATCTATAAGTTCCATCCACGACCCGGCAACATCATCACGCAAATTCGTGTACATCTTGGCGGCGCTACCACTCGCACCAGCCTCATCAATCAACGTATCCAAATGGTGATACTCGCCTTGACCAACTAACTCAACCATCTTGTCAATCGCTTCAGGAGAACCGTTAGTGATCGCAGTCCCCAACTTTTCTGCCTCGTCACGCAACCCTTGACGCACCAAAGTTTCCATCTGCGGAACCATGCGCGCCGGAACAGCCTGCCGTTCTTTCTTAGCAACAATTTTACCGGCATTCACAACAGACTTATAAGAAAGTTTCGTTGGGTCATACCCTTCACGGCGAGCGTTTTTCACCCAACTTTTACGCAAGTTCAAAGTTTGTAACGACTCAACAACCTGAGCAGGGTTCAACGAACGGAACTCTGAAGGCACCGACATGTCACCAACAATTTTCGGATGCACCTTCACAAACGCGTTACGAATAGCCAACAAGTCAGCGTTACCATCAATCAACGCTTTCAACGGATACAACTCGGGGTGAATACCCGGCGTGTACGGCTTACCTGACCGACCAATTTTTTGTGGCTGCAACGTCGCCCTAATTTCCTCCACGGTTAACACCGGAGCATTAGGAAGCATCGCTTGAAAATTACTTGCCGCAGTAATAACAGGAGCAGGTAACTGATTCTTATAACGGTTCGCTTTGACACGTTTCAAAAACGGGCGGGCGTCAACACCCAACGCAAGATACGCATTTGCGTACCCTTCCATCACCGTTAACTGTGCCTTGCGACCAAAGTCGCTGTTCAACGTAGGGGAATCAATAGAACGTTGCATCAAGTCTTGTGGAGTGACCGTCGCACGAAACTGCGGATCGTTCAAAACGTTGTTAATAAACAAATGTTCTTCAGTGACAAGTTTTGCGCGACGCGCACGCATCACTTCCAAACCACGATTGTAAGGCAACAACTCTTTGATTGGGTTACCGGAAGGAGTAACGAACTCCACTTCCATAAACGGTGTCTCTTGTCTACGAACCGCAGTAGCAGGCGACGTAAACGGTTCCGCCATAGCACGCGTCACTTCTTTATACCCGTTCAAATAATCTTGCTCATGCGCTGGGAGAGACGACCGTTTAATCACAGGGTCCGACAAGTTGTTACCAACAGGTCGTTCCTCAGCGATAGCACTCAACTCAACGCGACGCTTAGCCCAATCTTCGGGTGTCCCATAATGCTGCTGAATCCACGCCTCGTTGTTATCAAACGCGTCATCGAACTTTGTGCTGACTTCACGCCACGCAGCATCAGGATTAAACCTGCCTAAAAACTGGCGATTTCGTGCAGCGTTCGGACCGACCTCAGTATCAAACACGCCACCGTAACGACTTAAATCGTTGTACACGGTACGTTGCGTCTGATTGACAACAGCAACAACGTCACGCAACTCGCCACCGATACGAGACTGATACGCCTCACCGATCTTAGAGCCACGAATTTTAAATTTTGCTTCGTCAACAGCAGCCTGATATTTCTGACCAAACGGAGTGTTCTTTGCTAAATCGGCAGCAGAAACCATTTGGGTTTCACCCAACCGGTTAATACCCAACGCTTTCTGTGCGTCATACACATCGGTACGCATCTTCGGAAACGCCTGATCGTACAACGACCGGTTGATTAGCGACCCGTCCGCTTCCAACATAGAAGCCGGAGCCTTAAACACTTTCGCTTTCGCAAACGGGGCAACATCCAACGCAGTAAACAACGGATGTTTCAAAATTTCGTCGGCGTTACCAGACAACACATTCGTTGCCGTATACGCACCCGGAACAAGGTTCACAATAGGAACCTGCTGCAAGTTTTGTAGATTCCCCGACGACAACGCGTCATTCAACTTGTCAGGAATCGACGGAATGTCTTTGATTTGCTGAGCCAACAACAAAGGCAACTTAGGAATCGACGTAAACACGTCACGCAAATCACTAATTGCGTTACCCGGAATATCTAACAGCCCAGTTTCACGTTCCTGAACAGGTTGAACAGTACGACCAAACTGTTCACCCGGTTTCGGAATAGCCGCCAACGCAGCATCAATCGTTTGCTTATCCGACATAGGTTGCTGCCCACGACTAACACGCTGAGCATCCAAATCCATCAACGAACGAGCAACCGTAGGATTAATGTCAGCCAACAACGGATAAACCGTTTCCGATTTACGTTGCAACGCACGCGCAGAACGCGGCTGATTTAGCAAGATAGGGTCGTTAGCCGTTGGCATCCGCCCATAAATTCGGGGATCGTCAATGAATGACATCAGCCACCCATACCGGTACCCTGCGCTGCGTTATACAAACCACTCAACGTTGTGTCCGTCAACGGCATTGTCTTGTTAGCGTTCTGTTCCAACTGGTATGCAGCCTTGTAATACGGTGCAACCTGAGCAGCCTGCCGCATTGTTTCCAAACTGGACTGCACTTGCGCCCGAGTGTTCATCGCCTGCGCCCGCAACAAACCAGAATACGGACCGGCGTCACCTATAACGTTCTGATTCATAGCCAACGCCGCATCCAAATACTGGTTTTGGCGGGCAGCAGAATCAGCAGCCTGCTGCTGAAAACCACGCTGCAAATCAAGAAGTTCTTTCACTGGGATACCCCGAGTACCAGAAGAAGACCTAGTCAAATTTTCTTGCGACAACTGCGACATGTAACTAGAAGCAGCCTGCTGTGCTTCTTCGGGCGACATGCCCTGCTCCACATAACTTCGATACATCGCTTTCGCATCTGCCAAATCGGAAGACGACACACCGAGTTTTGTACCCCGAGTCGCATTATAGATACGTTGCAACTTTGCTTCAGGAGTGACCTTGTTATTAAACGCAGCGTTCTTAACGCCCATACCAACCGTTGCCGCAGTAGCAGCAGCAGCAAGACCAGCAGGAATTAGCGACAACCCGCCCGTAGCCGGAGCCAACGCCGCCAAACCAGCAGCCAACGGAACAGCCCAACTAGCAGTCGAACCGGCACCCTTAAGGAACTGACCAGTATCAACATCAGCCTGAAAACCGCGAGTATCAACCTTGTCAGGAGTGTCCAAACGGCCACCAAGGAAATTAGCGGCAGCACCACCAATCATTCCAGCAGCACCAACAGGCGACATAAAAGCGCCCTTTAAGAACTTGCTACCAGTCCCATAAATACGACCGGCTTTAAGCGCAGCCAACGGACCAGTTGGTGCCACCGGAGCAGGAACAGCCGGAGTCGGAATACTGGGCGTAGGAGGTGTAATAACACCCGGAGTAAGAGGGCTAACAGGAGTAACCGGAGTGACCGGACCCGGAACAGGAGTAGTAGGAATCGCCGGAGTTGGAACCGCAGCCGCAGGCAACGGGGTAGAACCCGGAGGTAAATATGTTCCACCAAAACCCGGACCGAGATTTGTAAGAGGTGGACGGGGACCCACAACCATGCCCGGTTCAACCATCGGTGTTTGAATTGGAAAAGTTCCCGCACCCGTAAGAGGTATCGGAGTCGCAGAAGCAACAGGAGCAACAGTCGGAGTAACCGGAGCAACAGGGGTAACAACCGGCACATCCGGGACAACAGTCGGAGCAACAGTTTCGATCGGACCTAACGGACCGCCCGGAACAGGTGTCTCAAACGCAGCCGCAACCGGGTTAGGGGCCACAGGTTGCACCGGTTCTATCGCACCCAACTTTGGTGCGAACGGGGTACCTATCGCACTAGGAATGTTATTCAACACGTTAGGTGGATAAACCGCTGCGATTGATTTTGCGTCACGGACAAGAGTTTCACCAGTTTCAACTAACTGGCCTAACTCGTTGGCTTCCATGATACGAATGCGGCCCTTGCCACCAGCAACTTCTTCAAGGATACCGAACTTGCCGATGTTGCCCGGAGTGCCACCGGTAACCTGCACCATTTCACCAATATCAACGGTACCCATGGCTTTCGCAGACGCCATTGTAGGACGCCGATACGAACTACCACTCGGTCGGATAACTTCACCCTGTGCTAGTTGTTCAGCAATCGGATCAGGTAGCGGAGAAGAAGACGGATATTCAGGCATGATGTTCTCAATCTGTTGAACATTGGGAGGTGTGATGCGGGGAACTTCACTTGGATTGTCAATAAGAGGATTCCCTGCAACTTTTCCAAGACCACCAAAATCTGCTGGGTCAGCAACGTTGCCAACTTCTATTATTCCACCGCTCTTTCCACCCTTTCGGGTAGGAACAACAGTTTTAGGTAGTTTTGTTGCGAACAGTTCGTCAAGATCAGAAGGTTTTATTAAACCTGTTTCCGGGTCCAACAAGTCACGCATAATGCGCTGCTGTTGCGATGCAGAAAATTGTTTCAGCCAAGGATTAGAGCGACGGAACGTTTGAACGTTTCGTATGCGACTTTCCATTTGCGCTTGGTCTGCTGCTGACATCGTTGGAATGTCACGAACTGGGATAGATCGCGGATCGCGTGGCGTGGTAACTACCTGCTTGTCAAACAAGTCAAGCAGTCGCGGTCCTTCGGGAAGGCTGTCACCGGGAAGGATGTCTTCGGGACCAAGATTGCCAAGCCGTCCCCGTTTCATTTCAATGTCTTGGAACACTTCGGGGCTGTTACGCATCTCCGGGTCGGGACGCATATCGTCGGGTGTGGTCCAACCCTCTACTGAACGCAACTCGCCTCGCGTTAAAGCGTCCTGACGGCGAGCGTAATCAGTGAGTTCAATGTTTCGTTGACGCTCATTGATTAGACCGTCATCAAAATCTGCGTAGATTTGTTCAACAGTTTTTGGTGGCCGATTAATTGGGTCGGTTGGCCCACCAACCCGTTCCGCTGTCCGGTCTACAAGCGCACGATCTTCTGGCGAAGTGATTTTCGATTCGAAATCTGCACGGAAATCTTCGGGAGAGCCATATTTTTGGGTTTGTGGATCGTCGCTACCTATCCGGCGACCCGTGTAACTATCACCTTCAAAATCGCCTGTACCCATTATTTGAGGCTCAATACCTAGCCGTCGCATACGTTCCTGAGCGGGAGTAAGCGCATCAGGTTCAACAGGACCTAACGGCCCATTAGGTTCAATCGGACCTTGCGGCCCTCCCTGTGGCCTATTAAGTATCCGATCCGTTTTTGTGCGCTGCTGCAAATCGTATTGGGTGTCGTAGTCGGGAGTTAAATCCTCAACCCGTTGCAACGCTTCAGCGCGTTGCTTCCCAGTTAAATCACCGGCATCAATTTCTTTTTGAACAGCGTCAGCAGCAAACGATTTAGCAACGTTAAGGTCCCTACGTTGCGACCTGACCCATTCTTTACCTCGGGTAGAAAACTTGACTTCTAACCCGTAAGGAATGTCGTCACCGGCTTGGAGTGCTTCAGCAATAACTTTTACCGAACCATGACCCTTATAAAAAAACTCTGGATTTGATTCGAATAAGGCGGCAAGAATTTTTTTGTCAGATGGCTGCGAAACCATAAGTTGAAGTTTTGAACTGTCCGCAAACCGTTTAACAAAATCAAGAAGTGTGCCCTGCGGAAAATCCGTGTATCCGATACCAGCCATTTGAAGATTCTATCCTCGTCCTTGACGCCCAATAGCGTTACCTGCGTTATACCCTCCACGGCGACGACCGGCATTGCGACGGTTGTTGCTGGCACGATCTGCTGCTTGTTGCCTGCGACGTTGCCGTTCTTCCCACGCGTTGATTGCGTCGGTACGTCGATCAATTTCATCTTGACGATATTGGCCGTAGTTATCGACGGCATACTGGTTACGTTGCGAAGTTGCTTCGTCGCCGGCAATTTGATTGTCAGTAAAGTCGTACAGGAAATTGTTGTTTGCTTGGGATTGTTGCGCAGAGTTTGAATAGCCTCGCTGTTGCGACGTATACAACGAATCGGCAGCAGACGCCATGTTTTCTCTGTGCGTGTTATCCAAATCGTTTCGATCTGTACGCAGTTGGTTACCTTGAAGGTCGTACATGCGCATCTGGTCGGTTACACCAGCACGACGTTCATTCAAACCGCGTCCCTGTTGCGCCAAATCGCGTACCTGTCCACCAATTTGACGAATGTTTGCGTCCAAACCACGGTTCTGGCGTGCGTTACCGCGTACCTGTGAACCAAGATCACGAATATTTGCCCCGTATTGGCGTTCGTTTGCCCCGTATTGGCGGGTGTTTGCAGCAAGGTCCAACCCGAGTTGCTGCCTTGCACCTTGCGCCTGTGCCGCAGTCATAGATGACACGTTCTGGTTTGCCATCACATCACTAAACGCAGCAATTTGCGCATCCCGATTACCACGATTTAACGAAACAATATTTGCGGCGTTTTGTGCGCGTTGATCTCTACGAGTTGCATCTAAATCGCGGCGTGTTCCCATTAGGTCACGCTGGTCATACATCAAGTCGCCGCGTGCAGCATCAACGTCGCGTCGATCTGCTTGCAAATCAACACCGGCACGCCGCAAATCTGCGCGGTCGGCGTCAATCAACCCGTATTGGCGTCTTGTTGCATTACGGTTGACACCAAGTTGGCTGACACGGTTACCGATCGTAGATACAGCATTGTTGTATCCGTTAGTGATATAGCCCGCTTGTCTACCCGCAGCAGACGTATTCCGATCCAAAATGCTTTGATTGATACCGTATTGGATGTTGTCGGCAGCGTTGTTACCACTCAACCTGTTGACGTTATTTAACGCCCGGTTCTGATCGCCTGCATACAAAACACCTGCGGCAGCGTCAGCGTTGTCTTGTGCTGCTTGCACGGTTCCTGCCCTACGAGGGCGAGGATCGTTAGCAGGAACCGGGACACGGGGAGTTGTTGGGCGGCGAGCAGTACCGTTCGGGTTAGTTGTTCTTGTTCCACCACCCGGTCGGGATGGTGGACGATTCGGTGGAACGTAACCGGGTCCCGCTGCCGCTATAGTCATCAGTTATCCTTTGAACGTTCTACCAAAACCGGGGACACGCGAATACTGGCCGACAGGTCCCATCGTTTTACCCGTATAGTTTTGCCAACCCGTAATTGTGGGTTTCACGTTGGGTGTAGTTGTCACCCCGGCTCTAGCACCCGTAACAGGTTTCTTTGCTAGACGCTCACCGAAAGACGGCCCCATCGTTTGGGGCCGTCCCATAACGGTGCGACGGTTAGGGTGCTGAAAAACTGGCATTAGTCCTGCTGGCCCGGAAAGGCGTAACGGTTACGGAACGCCGGGTTGCGATAACGCGGTTTTTCTTCAGGGATCATGTTGCGCATGATGCGACGCCCAAACTCGGGATTGGTAGATGTGGCAGGTGTTCGCTCAGGCGGGTTCATGTCGTATGGGCTACGGCCACGCTCAGCATCAATGCGCTGCTGGTTGTACGCGTATTCTTCTTCGGCTTGACGTTCTGCTTCGGTGAGGAACTGGCCGCGTTGCAACGTGTCAGCCTCAGAAAGACCGACAGGACCGCGATCTTGTTCAAAGATACGGTTCATTCGGTCTTCGAATTCGGCGTCACTTACCGCTTGCGCCGAATTGAGGAACCGTTCCCGGTCACCCATCGCAACCGGATCAGGGTTGTTTCTGTATACCGTTTCGTCGTCCATCATTTTGGATCGAACCGGTGTAGGCCGAACAGGATTATTCCTGTATACCGTTTCGTCGTCCATCATTTTGGATCGGACTGGGCTGCGTGGCCCCTCACGATACGGCTGCGGGCCACGATCGTTACGGGTGGTTTCGCCGGGGACACGGGCTTCGCGACGCGGTTCGGGATCAATGCTGCGATTCATGCCACGGGTAGCGTCACGGCGAGCAGCGTTCATTCTTTGGCCTTGACTACCGGGCTTTGGTGCCCCACTGCTATACAACGAAGCAGACGGAGCCAAACCAACCTTGGGTTTCCGCTTGTTGTAGTCCCCTAGTTTGCCTTTGGGGTTGTTTGTATCTTTGGGAATTCTGTTCATTGGCATTAGTAATATCCTCCGTCGTCCCACACCCATGACGCCAAATTGGGTACTTCTGGTGTGATTACAGTGTTTTGGTCGGTGTATCTCCGGGTGGTTTCCACAATGGCAGCAAGGTTGTCTTTGTAGATTTCAAACGCGTCTTTCCATCGTGGATCGGCGTCTTTGCGTAGAGCCTTGTATTCGGCGTAGTCAGCGATGGTGTCTTCCCACCCGCCCGGTATTTGAACTGTTGTCCCGTCAGAAGTGACGTTGGGGGGAAGTTTCCAATACCAAAGTTTGAGTGTGCCTGCTTGTGACGGTGTGGGATAGAGCACACAAGTCAATGCTGGCGGATAGCCAGTCAACGTGTAATACGACGGTTTGCTACGCGTAATGGTTTGTTGATCCCACCACACGGCGTCAAGGTTGTTGAAATCCCGGTACTCCAACGAACGAACCGTTGATTCGCCTGTCGTTTTCCATTCGACACGGTTGATACGAAGAATGTCGGACAGCGTTGCGAGAGACACCGATTGGACGTTGGCTGACACGTTGATTGTGCCGTTTGCGTGGAGACATTCGGAACGTCTCGCTACGTCACGGGCACCTTCGTTGATCCAACGGTTGAGTTGAATGTTTGTCCAACGACGCGGCGTGTCTTCGTCCAGTCTGTCGCGTACAAGTGTGCGAATGTCGGACAGGGTTGCCATGGGTACAGGATAGCCGGTCAGTAAGTCGTTATGGAGAACTGGTTGATCGACGAATTGGGATGGATTCTTGTTGCAACTGCTCCATTGCTAAAACCGAATGCTTGGGCAAACATCGTGCCGTTTTCTTCGTTTCCAAGAAGCGCATCATTGAAACTGAAACTTCCTTCCTCCCCACCAATGCCATAAAAACTACTAGAACTGATATAAGCGTTTGGTATGGAAGAAAGCACCCAAATCCCAAATTCGTAAGTTGAGTTTTGTTCAATAACAAGAGACTGATGACAATTTATTTCCAACACACCATCGCGGTCAGTAGTTTCATAAGCCCCGTATTGACCAGAAAATCCACCTGCATACGTCAAACCTTTTGATGGACCGGCAACACACAATCCAACAATGGTGGCTTCCGAACCCAAAGGTACTGTTTCTTCTGGCTCAGGCCATGCAAGAAGTAACGTGTAAGAGAATGTGATTGGAAGATCACGGTCAGATGGTGCGCTAACAGAAAACCTGTCGTATTCAGTTTCAGAATCTTTAGCAAGAAGGGGAATGGGGACACCTGCCCCACTGTTTGAACTTTCTGTCCCTTGGTCATAGATCGCTTTGTTCCATCTAAGGAACAAAGTTTTTTCTTCCAAGCCAATATTGAAACCCGGAAATGGATAATTTCCTTGTTGCAGCAGTGTGAGGGTTCTCGGGTACGGAATTTTGGCTACTTCGTTGACGGCTCGTACAACGGGAGTGGCGTTCAATAATTCTTGACCGTCGAATTGTCGTTTCCCTACAAGGGACGACGGGTTGGATTGGTCGGGTAGCGTCCCCATCAGATGTGTGGTTCTTGGTGTGAGCGGCGCATACCGATGTGGACAGCGTGGATCGTGGGGGCGTTCCCTACGCGTATGTCGGGGAAGTTTTCGCGTGCGGACACTACGTCTAGTTGGACTGTTATTTCGGAGGATCGTAGCGATAACGCCGAGGACAGTCGGATGGGTTGGTTGGGGGAATCTATCCAGAATCGTGTGGTGGTGCGTTCTGCGTCCCAGCCGTGAACGGTCACGTCAACATAGCCGGTGCCTTCAGCGATAATGACGGCTTCTTCAACCATGACGGTGCGGTTGATGGTGCGTTGTAGCGGCTGTGAAATCCACCGGTATTGTTGTGCGGCTAGCCCGTTGCGACTGCTGTACACATCAATGGGATAGTTTTCGTTTTCGTTGTCGCTGAATGCGGCGCGTACCGCGTACATGTCTCCGAATGCGTTGGGGGCATAGAACATGTATTTGTATTTGTTGTATGGGTCTTCGGGGTCGTTGAGTCGGAACCAGCCTCCGGTTCGAACGTCCATGATCCATCCGTTGGGAAGGTATGCGAACGGATAGTTGTATCCGAATCGGCCCATGACACTGTTGTGTCGGGCTTCGTTCCAATCGGTTTTGTGTTCGGGGTCCCAAAAAAATCCGTCTAGTTGGGTGGATACGCGTTCGCTGGTGTCACCGTTGTTCCATATGAACGCCCCGGTGCGTGACCCGTACAGGTAGCCGAGGGGTGTCATTACTCCGTGGTGAACGGCGTGTTGTGTTGATTCGACTTTGGGGAGCGGTATTGCGCGTGCGGAATCTAACGCACCGGAGAGAAGAATTGCGCCGCCCCGGTTTTTGACAACCAGCATGTCGGAACCGTGAGAAATCATGGTGCCGATACCGGACGGATTGTTGTTGTCGTAAATGTTTTGTTTGAGAATTACAGTGTTGTCGCCTACGCCAGTCAACGCGTTCGTTCCGGGGGTACCCGGTTTCTGTTCGTCAGGTCCAGCGGTTGCTACTTCGTTCGCTTTCCAAAAAGTCCAACTGCGATACTTCCCAGTTTTGGTTCCGGTGGCAACAGCAAGGTCACCGTTCGATACGTTTGCTGGAATTGTTGACAGTTCGTTGTTACTTAGTTGGATCACAGCGTTGTATTCGCTGTATGCGATTGTTTCATCGCTATCTAATGTTTGATACGCACCGTAATCGTTGGCGCGGTTGCGAAGATATGTGGAAGATAGGACCCCTACGAACCGTTTGTTGTGAGCAACAAGGAACCGTGCCGCTAAAGCAAGGTGTCGATCTAAACGATGTTGATGGTAGTCGGCGGGGTTTTCGGTGGCGGGGCTGACAGGTTTGTTGCGACGGCGAGGAAATACGCTGCGCCCACTGCCACCATTTTTGGTGTTTGTTGTTGTTGTCCCGTTGATTTCTGAATACAGGCTGTCATCTAACGGATCGGGATAGATACCAAACAGGCTCGGGTAGAGGGCTTCGGTGCCGTCATCGGCTACGAGTGGCAGGTTTGTCCAACCGTGTGTGTGATCGGATGACGCAACAACAACAATTTTGCCGGGTTCGTTACTGCGTTCCACTTGACCTAACTGGTTGGTACGCAACTGTGGACTGGTGCGCCCTATCGCAATGCTGCCCGACGGATACAAGTTAGCGGTCGTGTTGTTTGCTCTACCGCCCGCAATGTTGATGTTGTACGTTTCGCCGGTTGCTTTAGTAACTGGCGTGTACTGGTTACCGGAGCCGGTAGTTCCGGGTTGACCCGCATAAGTTGCTTCCATAGCGCGACGCAACACAACTTCGTTGTTCGGGTTTTGTGTTGTTGACTCAAGGTTTTGAAGCATCCCACCGCGTGTCGTGCGTTCGTGCAGCCGATACAAACGCCATTCGGTGATTGGTCTACCACCCACATTTGCCCAGTTAGCGTTGTTAGCAAACGGTGCAGAAGTGTTGGCTTTAGAGGTGTAATACATGAGGACATGTATCTGGTCGGGTTGGTCCATGTTGGCACCCGAATCGGCTGCGTAAGTAAACCAGTTTCGTCCCGCCCCTAACGATGGGGTGACCCCAACTTTTGGATCGTACGAAATGATGGGTGACACAACACCGATGTCTAGAATGCCGATTTCTGCGGCGGGTTGAGCAAACTTGTTTGCGCCTGTCGTGTTGATGTCACGTTTGTGACGTTCCATCAACCGGGGTAGGGGACGCAACCCGCCATCGGGGTCACCGTAACAACCGTAGGTGCTGATTGTGTCCACGCTACGAAATGGGGCTACTTCTAGTTCGGAGAACTGCAACACGCATACGGTGACGGTGCTGTCAGGTACAGGTTCGTAGATGATGGTGTCACCTTGGAACGTGCCAACAACATGATGAACGTATCCGATAGATGCGTCGTCTTGAGTGCCGCCGTAGTTCACTGAACCGTACGTTGCACCGCTGCCATAGGTGTTGAGTTGCGGATTGGTGGTTTGTTGCCCAACTTCGCGTATATCGGGGCCACCATCGAACGGTATTTCGGTGGGTGACGGATCGGTAGTGGGACTAAACGCCAACGAAACAAGTTGAGTTTTTGTTTCGTCAACTGTTGTGAGGTTGATCGTGCCGTCAGCGGCAACGGATTGTGTTTCAACGAGTTCGATGCCTCGTCCTTCACCAACAATATCTATGGTCAGTCCAGTGAATTCGATTTGGACTAGATGTGCGGTGATGTATGTGCCGGTGCCACAAAAATCGATGACTGGTGATAAAGAATCTGACCACCAGTAGCCGGTTCCTTCGGTCCAATCTTCGTTCGATGGGACCATTACCCCATCAGTTGAAATGAACAGTAGAAACAATCTGCCGACGTACGGGTTGATGGACAGCCCGTGGTTCCATGACCAGCCTTCAAACGTATCCAACGGCGAATACGATATTTGTTTCAAAAATTTGGTTTCGACGGGGGGGACGTTTATTTCGGTGAGGGTCGTAACCGAAAAATCTTTGCGTGCCGCCCCGTCTTTGCCAAGAGTTGTGCCAACAGTGAGACTGTATTTTGAGTAGATACCAGCCTTGTAATCGACAAGGGATACATAATCAAGGTCGTCGCGTGACATGACTAGTATTCTACGGCATTAGTTCAGAAGTGAAAGGGACACAAATTTCGATGAATAAACGGATTGTGTCTAACGCCAGTTCGTGAGAACGAATGTCTGCTTTGACAGATAACTGTTCGGAACGAAACTCGGCAGTGTTGACTTTCACTTCGTTTTCTTTACCACCCAAAGTTTCGGATGAAGAACGAAGAATTGTTGAAGTACGCGCTTCGATTTCTGCGACTTCTAGTAACGCAAGTTCTTTGGTAAGTGACGCGATTTCTCTGACCCGTGCAACGAGGTGAGGTAGCCATGCCGGATCGTAGTCAGAGTTCATTGCTATCTAACTGTTGGCGTAGCAACGTAACCCAGTTGTAGATCACACTGATTGCCGCACCGATCCCGGACATTGCTACGGTTTGCCATGCGTTGACAGTCATGTCGAACACGTTGACACCGATCAGTGTTGATAAAGCAACTTCGATGAAAGTCACCGCGGCACGCAAAGCAACATGCCGCGGTGATTCCAATTTGTTACTCAACGGTCTTACGGCGGCGAGTTACCGGCGTTTTGGTAGGAACGTCGTCGGCTACGTCATCAATGACATCAACAGGATCAATGCTGTCAAGGTTGAGGCGTGGCGCGTTGCCGATAGCGGGACCGTTGTCGGCGGGTACGTCGATGCCTGCGGCAGCGGTGGCACGTTCCTGAACTTGGAGTAGCCCAGTGAGTTGCTTCATTTGTGACTTCAAACGATCCATTTGTGAACGCATCGCCGCAGCATCAAGTTCTTCATGCTCGTCGCGTTGCAAAGCGTTTTCGCCTTTTGGATCGTCGTAGATCGTGATGATGCGTTCCTCATCACTGTCATACGCTTCCAAAGTAGGCCACCGGTTTTTTTGGTTGTCGTTCTGTGTGCCGTACAGGGCGTGAATTCGTTTGTATTCCATGTCGCGAATGTTGTCGCGTCCGTTGTTGCGGAGGAACGGGTTGCCCATCAGATGGTCTAGGTGTGCCCATGGAACAGTTTTGCGGGCACCGGCTTCAATGGTGTGATATTTGCCTAGGCACCTGTATTTGAATGCGCTGTCACCTGCGTTGAGAATCGTGACGTATTCACCGGGTTCGGTAATCATGTGGCTCCTAATAGTCCGGGGGAGTGATTTGTGATGTTACATGCAAATTCCCTCGGTTGGGAGCACCGAGGGAATTTGCGTTTGCTGTGGTTTGAGATCAGTCGCTTAGCAAAGTGATGTATGGGCTGATCTTGACAAGGATCGGCTCGTTGATTGCACCTGATGTGAGAGCGATTCCAAAGATGCAATCGCCTGCGCTGAAGCCGGGAACTTCAATAACTTTGCCCCCAGTGGTTGCACAGACCGGTGAACCAGCATCAACTGTTCCGCCTGCGGTGACGGCTGCTACGCCTGCGGTTGCTACCTTTGCAATCTGTGGCCGTCCTGCTACACCGGTTACGGTGTCCAAAGCGACACCGATTGTGCCAGTGAAACCAGTTTTGCTGGTAGCCGTTTCGATTTCGGCGTTTGTTCCGGTACACGCTACGACTCGTCCAGCAGTAACAGTTTCTTCTTCAACGACGGTGAACTCACCGAACGTGTGGGGGAAAGTGTCGTCTGCTACGGGATCAATTCCGTATGCGCCGGTGGTGTTGGTAAAAAGTCGTTCTGCCATTTTGGTCCTCCTAGATTCAGGCCGACTGGAAGCCGGTGTGCTTGGCGTGACGGGCGCGGTTCGTGACAACGAGGTTGCCTGCGAACAGCATCTTGGCAACCATCGCGTCTTGCGTGATGCCTTCTTGGAAGTCGGTGATAACCATGTCGCCGCGTGGGGATACACACCAGTAGATGTAATCCTCGTTGAGCATGTAGACGCTGGACAGGTCGTTGGCACCGTCTGGTACGTTGGGGTCGGTAACCCACGGAACACCGTTGAACAACAGGTTCGTGAAACCGCCCGCATACAACTGCTCGTCGTATGCCTGTGGTCCCTGCCAGATTGTCTGGTTGTTGGTACCAAGGTTCCAATATTCGTTGTAGGCGTTCTGCTGCGACACAATGATCGAAGGGTGACGGCCACCAACGGAAGCGTTGGAGAACAACTGGTTCAAGTTGTTGAGCGTGATGTCCTGCGAAGCAGTGGTTTCAGTGGACTTCCACCATGTTTCGGTGGATGGGTTCAACCCGGCGTAGGGAAGGGTGGCGTCTACGGCGAGGCCGATGCCATCAATTTCCTTGCCAGTTCCACCAGTGTTGTCGCCCCAAATAGCGGCACCAAGATTTGCTGCCATTTCCATTTCGGCTTGCGCGAACTGCAACTTGATGAAGTTCGCAATTGATTCTGGTGAATCAACCTTGATGAGAGTACGTCCGTCTACTGCGACAGAAACGTAGTACTGACGCCAGTCCCATGCACCGTTCTTTACGGTGTCGGAAGGGCTGATCGACAGGACATCAAGTCCCTGATATGCGCCGCCGTTTGAGAACCGCGAGTACATGAGGGGCACTTCGATTTGGGTGCCACCCTTGATGAAACGCTTGCTCTTGTTGATTCGGAAGAAAATCGGGTTGGAGTTGTAGACGTTATCCACAATCGTCGGCATGATGTACCGGCGACTGATTGACGTAACTACGTTCGTTCCGATTGGGGTGACTGCACCAGCCATGTGTGGACCTCCTGCGGGTATGTCTGCTGTGCTTGACGGTCAGCATAACCCAACAGGTTTCAAATGTAAGCGATCCACACTTACATCCCGAATAAATGCGTTATTTATAATCCTTCAAGGCTGCGACGGATTTCTTCAATCATCGCTTCCTCGGGATTCAACGCGCTCATATCGGGTTCTGTGCCAGACGAACCAGACACCGCACTTGCTCGCATTCCACGCATAGCCTGTTCTTGCGCCGCTTGCATTTCTTCTTGCAACCGCTGGTCAATCATTGGCTGAACGGCTTTCATACGCAACTGAGGGTCGGTAAACAAAGCCTGATCCAACGATCTGAGGGTCGCTGTTTGCGAATCGTATTGCGAAGCAAACGTTTCAAACACACCACTATTCAAAACCCATTCTTGGGCTTTAAGCATGTCTGACGGTTCAAGATATGAATGCTGCGAACACCAGTATTGGAAAGTGTCGTCAATGATTTGTGCTTGCTGTTCAACTGTCTCATTGATCTGAGAGTTGATTTGTTGCTGCTCAAAGAACTCAACTTTGTTTTTGAGTTCCATCATTTCTTGAACGAGTGGGTCTTCGGGGTCAACGTCTCCGTATTGCCCGTATTCTTCTTCGTTGATTCGTTCTTGCTGAGGGGCGTGTAGTTGATCCCAGTTTTGTTGCAGAGTTTCGATTTGTTCTGCGGGAACAAGTACATAGTCACCGGATAGTGCTGCGTCTACGGTCGCTACAGCGGTCTGGTCTAGTTTCTGATACCAGTCAAAAACACCTCGCGCCATTTGTTGCTGCGAGTCGTCGTACCCAGTCCAAACAGTTTCCTGTTGGGGTTCTGGTTCGCTTGTTTCGCTGTAGTCATCTACAGGTTCAACAAAGTCCAACGCGGCCCCACCCGTGGATGGGACCGCGGCCTCGCTCCCCGGACTGGGCGAGGCATCCACGGGAGTCTCGTCAGGGGTCGCAGAGGATTGCGCCTCACGGGCGTTGAATTGTTCAACGACTTGCGATTCGAATTCCGAAAAATCGGTTTCTTCAAGTTCGTTGGGGTCTACGTCGTCACCGGGCGGCGACGGTTCAAAATCTGTCACGGGTTCCTCCAAAGGGTCCGGGGGGAGGGGTTATTTAGCCGAGTAGTCGTTGGAGTTCATCCGGTGACGGCATCGGTGGCTGCTGACGCAAACCGGGAGGTCCTGCGTCTGGTGGCGGCGGGGTCATTGGTGGCCCCATTTCTGGCATAGGAGGCATCGTTGGCCCCTGTGACGGTTGCATTGCTGCTGCTGCCGCATCCATTGGTGCCCGCAACTTTTGTAGAATTTGGGTTTCCAAATCTACAAGAAATTGTAGGTCTGCGTCGGGCATGGTTTTAGCAACGGTCAACTCCCGAAGGATGTTGACCATTACTTCGTCCATTGTGTTAGTGGAACGACCGCCTGCCATAACTTGTTACTTCAAGTTGAGGTCGCGTGGCTTGACGCGCTTTGTGGGCTTGGCGTCAACCATGTGGCCGTACTGCTCAGTTGAGGTGTGGCCCTGCCGGTCAAGGTCGGCGCTACCAGTCTTCTGCTTGATCTGTTCAGGCATTTTGTCTCCTAGCATTTCGAGGTGTGTATAGGGTACCCGATTTATGGTTCTAACGCTGTTATTCGTTCAGCGAGAATATCTAATCCGCCTTTTGTGGCGACGGGTGGGGTGACGGATGCGACAGCGATACTGTTTACCGATCCGGCAACACTGCTCATATCGACGCGTTCAAAACTGTCAAACGTGAGTGCGTTGGTTCCAAAGTTGGTGGGCCAACTGTTATCGGACGGGACACCGAACACTGCGTTGTTGAGGTTCCGGTCGTAAAGAATTGCCCCATATTTTTTGAGGGTTCTTGCAAACGCGCGGAGTGGTTCGTTGGGGAGGGCTGCGACGTTAAAATCGGATTTGAGTCGGATGATTGATCCGTTGGGTAGCCCGTTGGCTTGTGCGCCGTCTTTCCATCTGGCGGGCCACACGTTGCTGTTCTGGTAGTCATGGGCAACCCAACCCACCATGTGGCCGAGGTCTCCTCCTCCGGCTGCAACAAGGTCCGCATAGTTGAATAGGAGCGGTGCGAGGGGGATACGGGCGGCGATTACTCCGGGGGCGGTTGGTCCTGCCGAACCGGGGAGTGTTGTCGTTGACAAATCCCATGTCACAACATTTTCGGCGTATGGTCCACCGCTTGTTGTGTATCCCGTTGATTCAACAAGTTCGTTGTTTGTTTCGGCCCACATAATGGTGTGCCGATCACCGGATGCTTTGTTTTCTAGGAACGTGCCTGCGTTGTTACGGAACGCGTTTTCGGGGCGTAGATCGTTGAACCATGCGTGGCTCGTTCCGTTGGACAGGGTGCCACCCGCCGACAAATTCCATGTCGTTTTTGTGTATGCGGTGGGGTACGGGTAGGTGTCCACAAAATACGATGAGTCGTATTCGCTGTACAGATCAAACGGGTAAGTGAATGGGATTTGTGCGGTGAGACTGTTCCAGTTGTTCGCAGTGTATGTGCGAAGTTGCAGATAGTTGCGGCCTGTTGTGCTGATGTGATGGTTGCGTGTTTCGGTGAGGGTGGTATCACCGGCAAGTACAGGCAACTCGTCAACGGGCTGATAGTAAAACGAGTCAGTCCATTGGGTTCTGGTTGGGCTGTAGATCGCTGTTGCGAATGAGCGTGCCATTACTCTAGGGCTGCGGCTCTCGCTGCGAGAATGTCTAGTGCTTCAGCAACGGTCGATGGGACTGTTCCGGGCCAATCACCGGGGGTGATTGGGGTGTACACGATTGCTGATGCGTCGATGGTGGGGATGCGTGTCGTCCAGTCGGTGCCATCGAATGTGAGGACAGCCCAGTTCAAATAGCCGGTGATTGGAAACGGGTCCAATACGGAAACGATGCCTTGCCCCGTGTTAGGAGAAATGAAAACGGTGTTGCCGGTGTTGCCGGTGTTGATGTACACCATTTCGCGTCCGGGGGTAATATTTTCGGGGAGGGTACGCGTTACGTCGCCTGCGGTGGTGTCTACATAGACGATGCCGAGGGGGGCACCCGAGTTTGATTCGTCGGTGCCGTCGGCGCTGACGGAACTAAACGCGGATGAGCGCGCTACTTCGGCACGATGGTGTTGTTGGGCGATGAGTTCTAGTCTGCCGTCGGGTGATTTGACGAACACAATGCCGGTGGACCATTCAGCGACACCATCTTCGGGTTGTGGTCCGGGGACTACAAAATCACCGACTTGTACATCAAATGTGGTGTCGATTTGCCACGCACCAGAAACAAGTTTCCAAACACGTTCTTTGGTGGTGTCGTTTGTGAAGTCGCCGTTGAGGTAACTGGCGCACGCCATCGTGTCGCCGTTAGTTGCTTGTGCTGTAGCGAACCCACCCCACGGACTTTGGTACAGGAAATAGTCGGGTCCCCAGTCAAGGGTTTCGTCTACGAACGGTCCTTCGTCTGCTGCTTTGAGTGCAGCAAATCCGGGTCCGATTGCGCCCGCATAGTCGGTGACGTGACTGTTTGCGTTGCCTGTTCCGCCACCCATTGAGCCGAGTTCAGCGATGATGTCGTTGATGTCGGCGGCGTGAATGACATCGCCGTCGTTTGAACCGGGGGCGCTGTCGTCACTGAATGGGTATCCAGTGGGTGGGAATGGCATCAGTCGTCGTCTTCCATGTAATGCAGGCCGCTCATTGGGCCGCATTCAAGTTCGTATTCGTATGAGCCGTCGGTGCTGTTGGTGAACTGGACAAAGAAATCGTCGCTGCCACCTGTGAAGTCGCGTGGCATTGGGATCGCGCCGGAACCCAAACCTTCGTTGTCACCAATCATGCGGTTCTTGGCGTCTGATTTTTCCATGTTGTGATCCTATCTTTAGGAACGGGTTGCTTGTCGCATTGTGGGTTGTTCCGACATTTGGGCTTGTTCTTGTGCGGTGACGCGTTCAAGAATTTCTCGCCAGTGTGGGAACCGGTGCATTTCAAGTAGGGCTTGCCGGTCGATTGCTCCAACGGAAAACAAAAAGTTTGCTTCTTCCATCATTGCGGATCGCGAGATAGGGAGTCCTGATCCGGCGTTGACAAGGATTTGGAAACGAAGTGGGACGGCACCGTTTTCGCTTGGCATTGTGAAGTGGCGGGATCGGAGAGCGAGACTGGTTCGTTCGCCGCTTTCTCCTACTACTGCGATCACTCGGGGCATCGTGTAGTTCTGAACGATTAGATTCCCCATTTTGAGGAATGCGTTACGAAGTGTGTGTTCTAGGTTGCGGAGTGCCATGCGTACGCGTACGAAACCGGATTCTTGGGCGGCGTTCATTACGTCGGCGCTGTTTCTGCCGGAGGGGCTACCGCCGCGTGACATGGCGTTGAGGCCGCTGATGCGTTCCATTTCGCTGATGTAGGTGTCTACCATTTGGAGGTGGAGTGGGTGGACGGGTGGCGGGTTCAACCATTCAACGTTGCCACCGTCGCCTACTTTGATGCGTTGTCCGGGTTTGTTGGTGATGGTGGTGCGTTCAATGTTTGCTCGGGCGGTTTCCATGAGGACCGGGTTGCCCAACAAATCTAGGTTGTGTTGAATCGCAGCAAATGTGCGGTTGAGTGCCATTTGGCAGGGGGCGAGGAGCGCGACCATGGATTGGCCCCAAAATGATCCTGTTGTTTCGTGTTGTACGAAACGCGAGTAAGGGTGTTCGGGGTGCCCGTAGAGGTCTTTGGCGTCGGCGTCTAGGAGTACCCGGTTGCCTACTACGACTACGCAGCGCCATGTTTCGACGCTTGTTGTGGGCGAGTATTGATCTTTGATGGGGGTGGCGGTGTGTTTGTGTTGCCGTATCCACGCTTCGATAACAGTTACTTTGTCTGCGAATGCGATGTCTCCGGTGGAATCTCGGGCTTGTCCGGGTTTACCAAACGCAGATGGCGTGTTGGGGGCGGAGGTTCCGTCGTAGCCGGTTCCGGTGATGGCACCAGCGTTAGCCATAACACCCGTCGCTTGCGGATTATCCGGGTCTTTCGCCTCATCGTTATCCACCTGAATTGGGTTCAGTTTGTTGGCTGATCCGGGGAAACGTCGATCCAGTTCTTGCATCGACATGGAACGAACTTCGATGTAATAGTTGCCGTCGGTTTCGTCGGAACAATTCGGGTCGGGATAAAAATTGTATGGGTTAACGCGTGCCATTTGGACGTTACCCAGCCCGCCATCTAGCGCCTGATTCCAAGTGGTTTTGAGTACACCAGTCCCGTACCGGTACGCATCCCAAGTAATTTTTTCGATTTCTTTTTCGCTGGAATAGTTGTGAAGAACTGACTCTGCAACAGTTTGCAAATCCCATGACAACGTTTGAAAGAAATCGTAGTTAGAAGATTGGGGCATTGCGGCGGGTGCCGCTTCGAACGACGGGCGGCTATCCCCGATGTACGCGACGAGGGTTGCGATGATGCTGTACGCCTCTGGAACTTCGGGTGATGGCAGGTATGCGGCCCGCCCATTCATCCACGTTCGGTTGGAAAGAATTTGGTCGTAGCGACGCCAGTCACCAACTTTGGCGCGACGGTTTGTTCTTGCCAAACTGAACAGGTGTTGGATGTGTGCAGCGAGACGTTGTTCTTCTTCAGAGGTTTGTTCTGGAAGTTGAAAGTTTGCTCTGACTCCACGCCCAGTTAGATGCTCGGCATAAAACTTTTGATTCGCTGGTGACGGTCGGCCTTCTTTTTTTGCTACCGAATCACGGGTTTGACCGACTGGTGGCGGTGGCGGTGGAATCATTTGCAAATCGGCCATAGTTGTATCTTATTCCGTTTCGGTGACGCCGACGTGTTTGCCGTCTTTGGGATCAACTGGTTGATAATTTACGTCAAATCCCATACGTCCCGACATTTCTTCCGATTTGCGTTTTAGTGCGTCGTCAAATTGTTTCATGTCAGAAACGTGTTCACCAATAGGTGTCGCAAATATTTCTTGCATCACAGGGGCGATTTGTAGGTTGTATTCGCGTGTGAGGAGTTGTTGGCATGTTGGGCAGGATGGTTGGCCGAACCGTTCATAGTCAGAGATCGGCATGACATGTATTTCGTTTCGTTCACACGTTTTACAAAAGTATTCGTATACGGGCATTAGTTTCCTCCGCTGATAATGCTGTCCCAAAAGTCGGGGTCTAGTGATTGGGTTTGGGTGGCTCGCCGTTTTGGTAGGAGTGGATCGCTGGGATTTGATCCGAATGGGTCGATAGGGGTTTCGGTTGCCGACGCGATACAAGCGATTGCCATGGACATTACGGTGTCGTCGTGGCCTTTGTCGGATGCTGGCCCGTAACCGCCGTGGGTAAGGGTGACGTAATCGCGTAGTTCGGTGAATGTGTGAGAGTCATGGATGACAAGTTCTTCATCGACTATCAGTTTGAGTAGATGCCCAATAGCCCATTCTTTTGATTTGAATGTGGTGTTCCATCCGTAGGTTTGGGATACGACACCCGGATTTTTGTCGGCCCACGCGGATCGGTAAAGACGGGGGTAGTTCATTTGGACGAGGCGTCCAATGGTGCCGTAGCCCGGTCCGGTGGATTCGGAGGCAATCATTGCTTGGTTGAAGTACATGCCTAGTTTGGCGAGTTCTTCTGCGAATGACATTGGATCGACGCGCCCTCGCCATACTGCTACTTGTTCGTAGTTGCGGCGGTTCATTACTTGGGCGCACGCGTAGTCGCCGCGTGTTGTGTGGGTGGGGTCGCCGCCCACCATATAGATACCCCATTCTTCGTCGGTTGACGGCCAACGGTAGATGGTGAGTGGGCCGGTGATGTCGTCTTGGAAACGGACACCGTTGCGGACAGTGGTGTCGCGTACGAGGCGTCCCGGTCGGCCTTGTTTTTTGTCGTACACGGCGGAAAGTTTTTGTATCGGGAATACGTTGAGGCCGGTGGATACAAATGCTTCTTCGGGAGTGGACGGGTATTCCTGATGGAAACGATGAATGTCGTTGCCTGCAAGGTTACGAATTGCCCAACGTCGCCAACCGAGACGTTGTTTGTATTCGTCGGCAGGTATCAGGTTCGCTAACGCTTTTTCTTCCGAGTCGTACGGGGGTTCTGCTACTTGTAGATGGATGTGTTCGGAGTGATATTGGGGGTGTCGCCACCATGGAAAAAACATGGGGACGTAATCA